ATAAGGCGTTCGAACCTGTGGAGGGTTAGCCAATGACTCCGAAAGATCACGAAATAATCATAGGTGATGGCAATTGGAGTAGCGGTTTGCATGGGATGACGTCACCGACGTTATGCGCAACTAGGGGTATGTACACGGTTGCGAGACTGGCAACGGATATGGCGGCTCGTTTCGCGTTAGTCGCCGCGCTGCCTGACGGTGAAGATAGCGCCGGCCGCCAAAAGCTACGCATGGCGACGCCTGACGAACTGGCTAGCCGCGCTTGCGGCATAGCTCACTCGTTATGGGTGGAGTTTGAGAATCGCGGTTGGTTGTTTGATATCCCTTTGCCGACTCCTAAGCCGAAAAAAGAGAAAAGCGAGAAAGAAAGCGTCGATTAATGCGCGGGACGTTCGAAGGCTGGAAATACGCGCAAGCGAAGAAGTGGGCGCGGCTCAAGTGGGCCGCGCTTTTTCTTGGCGAGTTTCAAGCATGCGTTGCTGGCATGTGCATCGCTACACATCAATGGTGGTTAGTGGCGTCGAATGTTTGTCTTGTTGCTTGGAGCTTTTTTCAAGCTATCGTGTGCGCGAAACATCAACGCACATTCACGCGCACCGAATAAAAAATAACTTAGGCTTTACACTTCGCGCGCTGTAATCTCGCGCGCAATGATTAGCGATACACGGCACAGACTGAAAGCATGGGGCAAATGGGTAGCCGGCGGGCAACCGCAGTTAAGCTCTATGTTCCGATCCATGAACGGGCGCGGCGCCGAAGACTTGTTAGAAATGCCGCCAGATATCGCGGAAATCGACCGCATTGTGTGTGCGGCGCCGACTGATATTCGCGCTTTGCTCATCCGCTTTTATGGTTCGTTCGGCACGTTCACCGATAAATGTATTTCGATGAACTTGGACAAGGCCGAAGTGCGCCGCGCAACGGAGCGCGCTGATTATTACGTGCATAGTCGACTTGACGACCTTTCTAAAAAAATTGTAAACAAGCGTCAGAATGAAATTCCGCGACAGCGGAACTCTGTGCATAGCGGGTAAGTGAACCGGCGTCACGCCGCGCTCATAACGCGGAAAGACGGTTCAACTCCGTAACTCGCTACCATTTCCCACAATTTCCCACAAAAGGATTAACGAGCATGGCTAAAGGCGAAAACAGCGCAAGCATGAAAGGCGAAGTGAAGGCTAAGAAGCAAGCCGGCTCCGAAACCGTGAAGCATCTAGAGTCTGTCGGTTCGCACATGGGCGGCGGCGTTAAGTTCGGCATGCCTAAGGGCGTTCCGGATCACTCCAAAGTGCGCGGCACTGTCGGCAAAGAATAATGATTTGCGCGTATCCGATGTGTGCGGGCAAGTTAGACCCGCATTTGAACTGTACGAAGTGCGGGCGCAATTACCGCACTAGCGGCGAAGCGGCTGAGACAGCCGTCAAGCCGTATTGGCCCGAAGCGGTAGCCGATGCCGACGCAAAAGCCGACGCAGCAAAGTAGCCTCGCAGAGTTCGCGGCGAAGTATCTAGGCGCTAAGAAGCGCCCGCAGTCTTACGCCGACGCTCGCAAAAAGAAAAAGTGACGACTATCCAAAGCGGCCGGCGGCTAAATGATCGAAGTCTTAACTTCGTATCGGGCCGCATTTCTCCGCGCGAAGATTGGCTGATTATCAAGCCTCTTCCGCCTCACCTATCGCAAACCCTGCATGCCGAATGGAATGGCGAAGCGGTACGCGGCGAAGTAGTGGCGGCCGGGCCGGGTAAGTATCCGAACGTGCATAAGCGCGGGTTTAGACCCGGCAAAGACGGTAAGCCTGTAGAGTTTCGCGAAGTGCGCAAGTCGCGTTGTTTCGTGCCGACTCAAGTAAAGGTAGGCGACATTGTGCAGCTAGGCGGCATGGACGTAGGCGGCTACCTGTGGAAACACATCATTGTCGACGGCGTTGATATGGTTTGGTGCATGGAGGCGGACGTAACCTTTATCGAGGGCTACGATGCCTAAGCCGCTCGTATACACCGAAGCGTATATCGCTGAAATGATCGAGCAAGAGCGTAAGCGCGCCGCCGAAGTGAAAGTTAAGCGGCAAGAAACGGCACGCAAAAACCTGGCGAAATACTGGGGCAAACCGCCGAAGCGCGACCCGAACGCGCCCAAGCCGGTTAGCTCGCGCAATCGCTTGCAAGGTAATTTCTTGCGAGCGCTCGCGGATGACTTCGAAAAGCACGGCAAAGGCGCGCTAGAAGTTGCGCGACGCGTAGACCCTATGGGCTACATCAAAACCATTGCGACGCTGATGCCTAAACAGTTCGAGCAAACTTCGCCGCTTGAGGATATGTCTGACAGTGAACTCGCCGCCGGTATTGCAATCCTCCGATCCCAACTCTCTGTTAATACAGTTGACGAAGGAACTGGAGCGGCGGAAGTCTCAGAACCGCTTAACTGATTACGCGCCGTATCCTAAGCAAGTCGAGTTTCATTCCGCCGGCCGGGACCATCGCGAACGCTTGTTGATGGCTGGCAACCAGTTGGGCAAGACAATCGCCGCCGGCTTTGAAACGGCAATGCATCTAACCGGCCTGTACCCGAAAACCTGGGACGGCAGAATCTTTGATAAGCCTGTAGTCGGATGGGCGGCCGGCGTTACCGGCGAATCAACGCGCGATAACCCGCAACGTATCTTGCTTGGGCGCCCTGGCGAGTTCGGTACTGGCGCGATCCCTAAAGATCGCATCATTGACCATAGCGCCTCACGCGGCCTTGCTGATGCGCTCGACACGGTACACGTTCGGCACATATCCGGCGGCGTTAGTACCTTGCAATTTAAAGCCTATGAGAAAGGGCGCGAAAAGTGGCAGGGCGAAACGCTCGATTACGTATGGTTTGACGAGGAACCTCCCGAAGATATCTATACGGAAGGCTTGACGCGAACCAACGCAACCGGCGGTATGACGTACATTACGTTTACGCCGCTGCTAGGCATAACCGGCGTTGTGCGTCGATTCTTGTTAGACCATGCGCCCGGTACGCACATAACGATGATGGCTATCGAGGACGCGCACCACTACAGCGCGGAACAACGCGCCGCCATTGTTGGTAGTTATAAATCATACGAGCGGGACGCGCGAACGCGCGGCATCCCGCAATTAGGAAGTGGCCGCGTGTTTCCAGTCAATCAAGACGATGTGACATGCGAGGCGTTTCAGATACCGCCGCATTGGCCGCAGATAGCCGGCCTCGACTTTGGGTACGACCATCCTAGCGCGGCGGCTCGCCTCGCCTGGGACCGTGACAACGATATTTTGTATGTGACTGCGACGCATCGCGCGCGTGAGCAAACGCCGGTTATGTTCGCGGCGAGCGTGAAACCGTGGGGCGCATGGTTGCCGTGGGCATGGCCGCATGACGGCTTGCAGCACGATAAAGGTAGCGGCGTGCAACTCGCGCAGCAATACCGCGAACAAGGCATGAACTTAACGAAGGTTCGCGCGCAGTTCACAGACGGCACGTATGGGCTTGAGGCGGGCGTATCGGAAATGCTTGACCGCATGCAAACCGGGCGCCTACAGGTTTTCTCGCACTTGGCTGATTGGTTCGAAGAGTTCGGCCTATATCACCGGAAAGAAGGGTTAATAGTGAAACTGAACGACGATCTAATCAGCGCTACGCGCTACGGCATGATGATGCTGCGCTATGCGTCAGTACAGACTAAGACCATTGCGGCGCCGAAGTTCGCATTTAATCAGCGCGGGCGTGATGATGGCTTAGGCTGGATGGGTTAACTTGCCTTCTATCGCGCGCGACTCCGACAAGACGGCATTGTCGGATGATGAGATTGTGCGCGAGTGTATGGAGCGGTTGCGCATTGCAACCGAAGCGGAAAGCGAGAACCGCGCTATGGGAATTGCCGCGCTCGAGTTTCGCGACGGCAACCAGTGGCCCGACGACTTATACAATCAGCGCAAGATTGACCGGCGGCCTAGCCTTACGATCAATCATACGAATACGTTTGTACGGCGCGTCGTTAATAACATGCGCCAGCAACGTCCGCGCATCAAAGTGCATCCGGTAGGCGACGGCGCCGACGTCGCGAAAGCGAACGTCATCGGCGGCCTGATACGGCACATAGAGAATTGTAGCGACGCCTCGACGGCATACGATACCGGCGGCGAATCCGCTGTCTCTATCGGATGGGGTTATTGGCGCGTATTGTCGCGCTACATTGATGACAATAGTTTCGATCAAGAGTTAGCGCTTAAGCAGATACGTAACTCATTCACCGTCTATATTGATCCGGGCGCAACATTGCCGGCCGGCGAAGATATGCAATGGTGCGTGATTACCGAGAAAATGAAGCGCGTCGACTTCAAGCGCGAAAATCCTGGCGTGCAGTTAACCGACTTCACGCAGACTGGCGCGGGCGACGCGCGTAGCGACTGGGAATCGAAAGAAGAGATACGCCTTGCGGAGTATTACCGCATACGGCAGACAAGCGACACGCTATACCGCATGACAAACGGTATGGCGATGTTTGAAGATCAGATTAAGGCGACGTTGCCGCAGTTGCAAAAAGCCGGCGTAGGCTACGTGACGGACACCAACGGCAAGAAAGTTAGCCGCCCAAGCACGCGCCGCCTTGTCGAGTGGTACAAGCTCAACGGCACCACCATAGTTGACCGGCGCGCGAAAGACGATAACCCGTTGCCGGATCGTTGGATACCGATTGTCCGTTGTGAGGGTAACGTACTCGACTTAAACGGGCGCGTCCGCCGTAAGGGCATGGTTGCCGATCTTATGGACCCGGCGCGCATGTACAACTATTGGCGCACGATGGAAACGGAACTACTAGCGCTCGCGCCTAAAGCGCCGTGGGTAGTGGCCGCCGGCCAACTAGACGGGCATCCCGAATGGAAGGATGCGAACCAAAAGCCGTACAGCGCGTTAGTCTGGGAGCCGGCATTCCTAGAGCAACCAGACGGCACTAAGACGCTTTTGCCGCCTCCGACGCGCACGCCTCCGGTAGCAGTGCCGGCCGGCGCTGTACAGGCCGCACAGGGCGCACAGCAAGATTTGATGAGTGTTGCGGGCATGCCTCACGACCCCAGTGCGGACGTTCCTGGCGCCGCCATATCAGGCGTTGCGCTCGCGCGTCGACAAGCGCTGTCGGATATCGGGCATTACCAGTATTACGATAATCAGACGCGCGCCATAGCCCATACGGGCCGCATACTTTTGCAGCTGATACCGTTCTACTACTCGACGCAGCGCATGCAGCGCATCATAGGCGAGGACGGTTTGCCGTCTATGGTCAGCGTCAATCAGCCGCAACAGTCGCCGACTAACCCGGCTATTACGGAAGTGAAGAACGATCTAACGATAGGGCGCTATGACGTTGTTATGGATACGGGACCGGGTTACGAGACTAAGCGCTTGGAAGGCGCTGACTCGATGCTTGAGTTACTTAAGACGCCGCTCGCCGAACCTATCGCCAAAGTGGGCGCCGATTTGGTTGTCCGTAATATGGATTTTGCGGGCGCTAGTGATCTAGCCGATAGGCTAATGCCTATGACCGGGCCGGGTATGGATAAAGCCGTCGAAGGCTTGCCGCCTGAGGCAAAGGGCATCGTCTTAAGCATGCAGCATCAAATGCAGCAACAGACACAGATGATTCAGCATCTACAGTTAGAACTGAAATACAAGACGCAAATAGAATCCGGATGGATGGACGTTGAGCGCGAGAAGACGCAGGCGAAGACGAAAGATACGCTAATGTCGAATCAGACTCGCGCGCATGACACAGATACGAAGGGAACCGTAGCGATACACGTTGCGGAAATCACGCAAGCCGGAAAGTTGCTCGATACCCATGTGCAGGGCGGCTATGACAAAGCCGCTCGCGCCGATGAATTAGCGGCGGCGAAAGCCGCAGAGAACTCTAACCCAAACTGATGCGCGGCAGTCTCCGCGAGTAACTAAGGCGCTTCACTGCGCAGGATGATGTATGGCTAAAGTAGTAACAGCGCAGACAATCGGAAACCCTGAGATTATCGCGCCGCCTGAGCGTAAACCTACGCTGCGCGCCGTCGAGGCGCCGCCGCTTGAGGTTAAGAAAGATGCGCCGATATTGGACGCTGGCGCAAACGTCGACACTACGCCGCCGGACGATGATAAGGAAAGCTACGCGGGCGAAGACGATGAGACTAAAAACCTTGTCGATAAGTCGGAGCGCTTCCGCAAACTGCTAGGGCGCAAGCACTACGCCTATAAGCAAGCGGAAGGTAAAGCGGCCAAGCTCGCCGCAGAACTCGCCGACTCCGAAGAGTTCGCAAAGAATCAATACAACCGCGCGCGCATCGCCGAAGATCGCGCGGCGGAACTTGAAAAGAAAAACGGCACGCAGGCGCCGACTACGCAAGTAGTGAAGCCTGAGAATGACCGGCCGAATCCAAGTGACAAGAAGTATGTCGCGGACGATGGGCAATTTAAGGCGTTTCAGTACGCAGAAGACTTAGCGGCATTTTCCGCTGCTAAGGCAATCGCAGATGATAGGGCGGAACAAGCGAAGGAAAAGCAAGCGGCTACAGCGCGCGAAATGGAAGCGCAAGCTAGCGTAAAGATTGAAGCGGCAAAGAAAGCACACGCGGACTGGGACGATGTAGTTACGAATACGCAACTACAGATTCATACGTCCGTACTGTCTTACTTGCCGACGTCGACGCAC